AGTTTCAGTTAAGTGATGGTCAGGGTGATGTAAAAAACGTATTACAAGAATACGTCACTAATCATGGTCATGATATCTATTCCGTGCCTTTATTTACGCAAGAGTTTTGTGACACTATGTTAGATGAAATAGAGAATATGAAACAACATTTGGCTTTTGAGCCTAACACAGATGAAGATGAACTCAGGCAAATACCTGAGATAGTGTTAAGAGATCAAGTGCCTGAGTTGTATCGCAACATGTGGTTCGTGGTTCAAACAGTGCTTAACCCAATCATCTATTCTATTTGGCAACGCAATTGTTCCAACATAGGTTCAGTGCAAATAGCCAATTACAATCTAAAGGACAAACAACAAGGTGCTTGGCACCACGATGAATCAGCAGACATCAGTGTGGTGATACCACTAAACACTGGTAAGTACAAAGGTGGTGGCACTGAGTTTCATAACTATGGTGAAGTCAAACCTTTACCCACAGGTCATGCACTGATCTTCCCTAGCTTTACCCACATGCACAAAGGCTTACCTGTAGAAATGGGTGATAGATACCTATTGGTTTTTTGGTTGTATGATCGAAAACGAATGGAGTGGTTACTGGCTAATGGATCACCATAGATCGTGTAACTCAACTAACTGAGTGCCTTGCACATTGTAAGGCTTGTAATCTTTCTTGTGTTCAGCTTCTAGCAAAGTATGTAGTGCTTGCTCATTCTTAGCTCTACCATACTCCAAGGCTTCCTCAGACATTGTATAAACCACATATGGATATGGATGAGCCTTTTCCTGTGCCAAGAACGAAAATCCTTCTACAGGCAATCCTAGGCTCTTACAGGCATCTACATACAAAGAAGCCTGCATATGATACCTATAAACATTAATCGCTTGTTTAAAGCCTCTAGGTGAAGCATCACGACAGGTTTTTAAATCCCAAACATGCCTACCATCGTACCAATCAAAACGAGACTTAAAGTTTTGCCCATGCAACTTATAACAAACAGTTAATTCTGTCTGATCGTTCTCACCATGAGGAATAAAGTCTTGTACCACTCTTCGTCTTTCCATGCACACATCGTACAGGTCTTGGCTGATTGCAGTTCTATTACCAACAGTTGCCATAAAATCTTCATAGGCTTCTTTGCCTGCTTTGGTTCTACGATCTAACGCAGGTTGTATAACAAATTCATCATCAAACTTATGGTTCTCTAAAAACACTGTGTGTTGTACTCGACCTTCCAACAGTGCAGGTGATTCAGTAAACCCTGATCTATTCTTCCATGTGTACACACATTGATCGACTTGCTTTAGGTCTGAGGCTCGATACGCAGGTATCTCATTGTATTCCTCAAAGGGTAAGTCTTCGTAAACGCCTTCTTTAAATTCCATCTTTTGATTGCTCCATTTCTTCAGGTGTTACATCCCAACAGTTTAAGTTACCTGCCACTGTTCGTCTTTCACCTTCACCCTGAAAAGGGTAAACCATGTGTTGTAGCCATGATGGAAACATCAAGAGCTTGCCAACTTCAGGTTTAATTATTCTTGCTTGTGCAGGTCGCAGTCTTTCAGGATCAATGATTTGATTGAGCCCATAAATAAAATTTAGGTACCCATCAACTGCACCTGATGAGTTGTATAAATCTAAATTTTTGTTGTCTTTAATTTGTGGTGGCACCATAGTCCAAGTGGTAAAAGAAATACCCATCAATGACTGAGTACCATGATCGTGCACTGGATTATAGTCACCTGCATAAGAATGTACTGACCACAGTTGATCCATCTCTACTCGTTTAGGATAAACGCCACAACGAGTCATTTTGACAAACTGTTGAATGTACTGAACTCCTAAATTCTCCATAAGATGTGTGAATGGTTTTAATTCATCGCATTTATGATCCATGGTAAGTTGTTCACCTGAGTAGATTTGTCCTACTAAGATGTCACCACTAGAAGTTTTATTCTTATCAACCCTAAGATTGTTTAGATGTTTGTTGAGTATATTTACCATGTCAGGAGTTAAATCGTGTTGCAACATCATAGCTGATGGCAATGGATAAACTGTAAACTTAATGCCTTCTTCAGTCATTGGCTAATTCCTGTAATAATAGTTTTAAATAAAATTCACTTTTTTCTAAGTCTTCTATTGCTTTACCTTTGTACTTAAACCTGTGGTTATACTTGAGCATGTTACCTTCACAATAATGTTTAAAGTTTTTGCCTAACTGTTGTTTGATATAGGCAATAGACTCAACCCCACCTTGTGTATAGTGGGGTGGTTTGTTTACATAATCGGTGGTATCACTCATAACGAATTCTGTGGGCAACTAGGGAAAGCATCATGTTAAACAAAAAAGCTAAGTCACCCAACAGAAACTAAAATGGTATGTCTTCGTCTGTAACAGTTTTGACTGGCTCATCTTTAGCAAGATCAGCTAATCCACTCTTAGCAGGCTCAGATGTTTCAAAAGTAGAACCTGATTCTTTGGCACCTTTGAGTTCAAAACTTTCTTCGATTAGGTTTTGTTGCCATTCAGGTAAACCATCATAAATATCACACATGGCTTTGGTTTGCTCAGTGCTATCACCTGAGAACTCTTCACAGTAAACATCTAGGTCAAAGATAATCCCTGCATTAACAGTCTCAGTCTTTTTAAATTCATCAGGTTTAAAGATAGCTTTGACTCTAGCGTTACCATTGGCATTGTGCTCGATCTCTAAATTAGCAGGTGCACCTATCATTTTGTCCAAGTCAAAACCATCAAGTTCTTCTTTGGTAAATGATTTGCCACGCCATGTAACTAAGTCTTTATATAAGGTGGCGTTCTCATTTAAAGATGCAGTGTAAGTTTTAGAAATGCTCATGGGTCTACCATCAGACATTTTTTGCTCAGGTATTTCCCAAGTCACACTTAATGTTTTTCTTTTCTTAGTGTTGTCAGAATTTGGTTCTGCATCTCTAGGATAGGTTTCATTTCTGCTCCCTTGGTCTATAATCTTGTAACAGACACCTAGGTGTTGTCCTTCAGGTAGAGCTTCAAACTCTTTGCTATCTGATTTAATAGTTAAACTCATAATCTTTTTACTCCATTGGTTGTAATTATTTGTAAATTAGTCTAGGATTGTACAGACTTTTATAGATATAGCAACAGGGAAAACAGACATTGAAAATTAGACGACCACCTTCCAAGAATTTTGAACGACCTTTATCAGGTGATATAGAATCTCAATTTTTAAGTTTTTTATCTGAACAAGGCATGGAAGTTGATCCACGCAAAGGTTTGGTGGTTGATGGGAGTATTGGTCGTGCTTACATCAACTTAGGTGGTGAAAGGAAGCTGTCAGGTTGGTATCAACTGTGGATGGATCAGAGTGTTCCATTTGGAAGGGTGGGAGACTATAGAATATCTACAGACCAACCGACAGCGATTTGGAAACCTGAGAATCGTAAACGCCAAACAGTTACCAAGACTGAACGAGAAGAGATAGAACGCCTTAAAAAAGAAGTCGAAGTCAAGAAGGCTGAAAAACATACCAAATCTGCTAAACGCTCACAGGCTATGTGGGAGAAAGGCGAAGACTGTGAGAAACATCCCTACTTAGAAACCAAAGGAGTTTTATCTTATGGTTTGAAGGTAGATGAAAATGGACTCTTAATGATTCCGATGTTGAACAATGATCTCACTGTGGTGGGCATGCAATTTATCTCTGACGATGGCACCAAGCGTTTTTTGACTGGTTCTAAAAAAGCAGGTAGCTTTTTTATTCTTGGACAAGAAATACTCAAGACCTCAGACACGATTTACTATGGTGAGGGTTACGCTACTTGTGCTGATATTTACAGAGACATGTCATGTCCTGTGTTTGTTTCTTTTGATGCTTACAACCTATCGAAGGTTGCTGAAAGCGTGTTTGAAACACTTAAAGACAGACGACACATCTTTGTGGCAGACAACGATGACTCCAAGACTGGTGAGAAAGAGGCTATTAAAGCCTGTCAATGGATCATCAAACAAGGTGGCATGGCTGAAGTACATATGCCTGAGACTAAAGGTGATTACAACGACCACAAATCTGTCAGTGGTGAAGTCATCCCTGCACTTAAGTTTGTCGATGTACCCACAGATGTCGATTTTGTAACCTCAGAAAAAGGTCGTATGTTGAACCTAAAAGAAAATGTCTTAGGTGTCATGAAGACTCACAACATTCATGTTAATTATAATGTGATTAAAAAACGCATGGAGATAGAAATACCTCACATGAACTTTATCGCTGACATGAAGGAAGAAGCGAGTTTGGTGGAGATCGAAGATCGCTGTATCAAGATGGGAGTACCCCACACTAGGGTTCGAGACTATCTCAAGGTGATTGCCAATGAATACAATCCTGTCATTGAATGGATCGAAAGCAAGCCTTGGGATGGAACATCTAGAATTGCAGAGTTCCTCAAGACAATCACTTCGAGCACACCTGAAGCTCTGAAAGACATGTTGCTCAAGAAATGGTTAATTAGTTGTGTAGCGGCCTGTTATGAGCCCAATGGTGTCGAACTAGAAGGTATCTTAGTTTTCCAAGGAGCACAGGGATTAGGCAAGACCATGTGGTTCAAGAGACTGTGTGACTACAACAATGGATGGTTACTAGAGGGTGCTACCCTCAATCCAAGTGACAAGGATTCAGTAAAGAGGGCTGTAAGCCACTGGATAGTAGAACTAGGTGAGATAGAGTCTACCTTTAAGAAGAGTGACATCGATCAGCTTAAAGCCTTTATCACAGCCAAGACAGATGAACTTAGATTGCCCTACGACAGAGCCTTTACTACTTATCAAAGGCGTACAGCGTTTTACGCTTCAGTCAATGCAAGAGAGTTCTTAACAGATTCTAGTGGTAACAGGAGGTTTTGGTGTATCGCAGTGACAGGTATAAACTTTAATCATGGAATCAACATGCAACAAGTGTGGGCTGAAATAAAAGAAACCATGTATGTGCAAGGACAAAAGAACTGGTTTTTATCACCTGATGAAAGAGAATTGTTACAAGATAGCAATGAAGGTTACAGAACCCAATCATCAGTCGAAGACTTGTTGTTACAGTATGTGAAGTTCGATACCACTAACCCACAAGCAGTACAGATGACTGAATTACTCAGAGACATGGGTATAGCCAATCCAAGGATGCCTGACTTTAAAGAAGCCAGTCGTGTCCTCAGTCAAAATGGAGTTGAGCCTAGACGATCCAATGGCAAAAAAGTTTACGACATAGAATATGACAAACCTGACAATGGTTTTAGTTCTGATAAGAAATATGGAGATGTGTTTTGATGGAAGAACCCAAAAAAGAAATATTAGAGTCTAATGTTGAAATGACTGAGATCGATCAAACGATCTACAAGAACTTTGACTTTAACTTTGATGGCAAGACAACTTTTGAAGTGCCAAACATGCCTGATGTAGATACAGATTTTTCTATAGGTGTAATCTTTGGTTCGAGTGGCAGTGGCAAGTCTACTTTACTAAAAAGATTTGGTGTGGAAGAAACTTTGGACTGGAACCCCAAACATTCTGTGGCATCGCACTTTGATAGTGAAGAGGATGCTATAGCTAGACTCAGTGCTGTTGGACTTAACACAGTGCCTTCTTGGGCAAAACCTAGACATGTATTATCTAATGGCGAGGGCTTTAGGGCAGACATGGCGAGAAAAATTAAAGATTACGCTGTGATAGATGAATTTACTTCGGTTGTGAATAGAGAAACAGCGAAAAGTTGCTCTGTGGCGTTGTCAAAGTATGTAAAGAAACAAGGCATTAAGAATGTAGTTTTAGCGACTTGTCATGAGGATATACTTAGTTGGTTAGAACCTGACTGGGTGTATTGTACTGACACTCAAGAGCTAAAAAGGGGGTCACTTCGGCAACCTATACAAGTTCAAGTATACCGATGCGATAAATCTTTGTGGACAATGTTTGCGAAACATCACTATTTAACAGCAAACATACCTAATGCGATTAGGTGTTTTTGTTGCATATGGGAAGGTCAACTCGTAGGCTTCGGAGCAAGCATCAGTCTACCAGGCAAGATACCACCCTTGTATGAAGGTGATACAAGAAAAAAATGGCGTGGATGTAGGACAGTTGTGCTACCTGACTTTCAGGGTCTTGGCATAGGTGTCAGGTTTTCAGATGCCATTGCAGACATACACATTGAGGATGGCTACAGGTATTTCTCGAAGACAGCACACATGAGAATGGGCGAATATCGACAACACAGCCCATTGTGGAGAGCTACTTCTACTAATTTGGTTGATCGACAGAAGGCTAGACGAAAGAATGTGAAGAAAGAATGGCACCACATGACTTTGGATGTAGATAGGATATGTTATTCGCATGAATACATAGGTCCTGACAATAAATCCTATGATCCTCAGTGGAACAAACAAGAATTTATACAAAATGATTTATTTGGAGAACAAACATGAAATGTTGGCATTGCAAAGCTGACCTCATATGGGGTGGAGACAATAACATCGTAGATGAGGATGGTCAGTTTATGTTGGAAACTAATTTGCACTGTCCTGACTGTGATGCCCAAGTGATCGTCACCACACCACTCGCCAGTGCTATTGAAGATGAGGAAGGCGAAGACTCAGAGGCGTTGCACTAATGATAAACAGTAAAGTTGCAAAGGAGAGCATCGTAGATGTAGGGATTGGACTAATCATATCCTTTCCAATAGCGTTTACTGTCCTGACCTTCACGACAAACATGGAGTTCAGTGTGGGTGCAACTGCCCTAACACAGACAGTGGTTTTCACATCACTGGCATTGCTTAGGAAGTATTGTGTGCGACTCTTTTTTTTAAAGAACGATGCAAAAAAAAGGTATAGTGATGAAAGTGGTGATGTATAATGATTTATACTTTTATGTATAAAACGATAATGGTTAAGGGTATAGTGTGGCAAACAGGGTATAGTAAAGGAAATGCCACCCTGTGAAGAAACCTATATAGAATAAGGGCTAGAGCCTATAGGTAGTGTTAGGTATATACTATATAAGAGATAATATATATATAGTACATAACAGCATAAAGTAGCGTTTATACGAGGTATATGTCAGGGGTAATGGAGGTAGCTATACACTGTGCACTGTACACTGATAGATTTTAATATGGCGTAAGCCAAGGAGTAGATAGAATGACTGAGAATAAAGAAATAGTAGAAAGACGAAGGCAAGAGATAGCAGAAGAACAAGAGCAATCCAAAGTGACTGGTTTATATCACACGATTGGTGACGACCATTGGGTTCACATATTGACTGGTGGCAAACAGATCAAAGTCTTTGAAGATCGTAGAAAGAAAGATGAAGTAATCATTAAAGGGATCAGGTAATGTCAGCGATTAAGAAAATACCTGAGTGGATTCAAAAAATTATTAAAGAACAATACGATGTCACGATATACTTGAGCGATGGTCAAATATTTCCCAATGGAAGCACGCACATCGTGGTTCAACTCAAGAAGATTAAGAAACTCAATAGCAAGTATTTATCAGGTACAGATATTAATGGTCGATCTTATGAGTTTAGTAGCGTGGAAGATTTTAACTACGAGGTGAAGAAGATATATTAAATGGGTAGACCAAAGAAGGACAAGAAACCAATCAGTGAAACTCCAAAGCAATTTGAGAAGGACACTGAGCTAGGTTTGACTGAAATGCAGAACGCATTTGTGTGGCATTACACTGAGGGTTCTTGTTCACAAACAGAAGCGGCGAGGCGAGCAGGGTATGAGTTTCCTGCAGTAGCCGCTAACAAAATGCTCAATGGTAAAGATCAACCACATGTCACCAAAGCTATAAGAATAAGACAAGATGAATTAGCTGAGAAGTATGCGATCACACCACAAAAGACTGGCACGATGTTATGGAAGATCACTGAAGAAGCGTTTGAATCAGGTCAACTTAATGCCGCTGTGTCTGCTATCAAGGAGCTAAATCAACTGGCAGGTCTGTCGGTTCATAAGACTCAAAACCTGAACATCAATGCCAACATTGATAGCATGTCAAGGGATGATATAAAGAAACGCCTAGCCAAGCTCTTAGGAGGCGACAGCGATACTTATTCACCAAAGGACTTATAGAAGAATAACTAAGTATTGGCGACCTCTTTGTTTCTTTCTCAAATATCTGAAAAAAACTCTTTTTTCCAAAAAAGCACCTAAGATCAATGACTTACGCCTGTATTCATATGTATTCTTTTGTGTAATCATTTGCACATCTGTGTGCATAGGTGTCACAGCCTGAGCCAAGCGATCCAAAGGAACCCTATTGGAATGGGCGTTTACCTAGGATTAATAAAACGATGGACCCCTACACCCCCAAATGCAGATCGGCTCGCAGGCTTACAGTTATAGCTAAGTTAGGTACACTGAATCACGAAAAAAATTCAACAAAAAAAAATATCAAAAAAAATTTTGCAAAAAAATTTGTGTAAAATTTTGCACAAAAAAAACCCTCCATTGCAGAGGGTCTTTTTGGACTGGCTATTATTTAGAAGTCAGCTTCCTCAAACAATTCATCAATCCTAGGACATGAACCATCGAAGTCTTTCACTTCATGTCGATAGTCATTCTTAATAGCATCTTCGATGACTGGATAAATCTTTTCAGAATAATCCCAGTCAGGATTCAAACTATCAATCCTACCTTGGTCTAACATGATAGAGACAGGCGTAACATTTTTCATGTCACCATCTTTATCTAAAACCAAGATCACAGCAGGTTCTCCATTAGTAAACTTACCTGTCATCAACCTAAGTTGACTTGGGTTATATTTAATCATGGACATTTTCTCATAACACTTTTGAAGTGTCGTTTTACTTTTAATTTCCATTTGCTTTCCCTTATGAAAATTGGGCGATTTCATATTCTTATAAAACCTTGACCCAAGTGCATTATAACACACTTTATACATTTGTGCAAATTTGTACACATGACCCAATCCAATAAATTTGACTTTTTGCAAAAAATTACACATGCCTTTATACTCTTATGATGGTGAACTCACGAACAAAGGGAGCATCGTTTGAGCGACAGGTAGTGAAGATTCTGAATGATTTTTTTGCAGACAACGATCTGAACTACACTT